GGAGCCTGACCCATCATGTGCTTGAGACGGGCAGCAGCCTTCTGAGGCACGCGGCCACCCATAGCGGTCTGAATCAGGTTGAAGTTCTCGCATTCCTGCTGGAAAGCTTTCTGCCAGTCGTTCTGAGCGTCGTCGTCCAGAAGTCCCGGAAGGTACACGCCTTGGCGGTTCTCTCCGCCTGTCCACTGGATGCCCTTTTCAGTGACATATCGGCCAAGCTCTGAATCATCGCTGGGTCGCGCAACCATTGACGCGCGAGCTTCCGCAAGCGCTTTTTGAGCCTGCTTAACGTCCTTGGCCATTGCTTCGATATCGCCGCGCAGCTGGCCGTTCTCATCGCGTAGCTCGCGAGCCGCACGATGAACCTCTGTTAGGACTCTCTTTGCCTGTTCAGGCGTGGAGAGGTCCGGTTGGTCCTTGGTGAAGTCCATAGTGTTCTCCTTTTGAGCTATGGATGGGTGGTGGGCTATTGCCCGAAGAGTGATTTCAAAGGGTGACTACCGAATACGGCTGTCATTGGGTCCTGAGACGGCTGCTTGGGCGCTTCCGCCTTTTGGATTTCTTTAGCATAAGTCACCACAAATGTGGAGTCTGTTTCATCCATGGAGACGATCTTGCGCAGCTGGAAGCCTTTGTGCGAGCGGAGCGCGAGCGCGTCCTGATGGGCCGGAATCGGCACCGCGCTGATCTCAAGCAGTTCCGGCTCTCGATACAAGTTGCCGGTTGCCGCCTTGTATGGGCTCTCGTCCGGAAGCTGATTCCGCGGGATGACCTCTCCAGGAGCAAACCCAACAGACACCGCGTTCATGAAACCGCGCTCGAACTGCGATGCGACAAGCCTTCCAAGTTCATTCGTTTCGCTGTCATCCCACTCGATCTTCGCTATCAGTTGGCCCTCGACAATCTTCAGATTTCGAACTCTTCCGACTGGTGGAACGGTGTAATCATGAGCGAAAGGAACGACGGGATTGCTCATGAATCGCTCAAGGTTCCAAGAGGGCTCAACAATGTCGTTGTATCGGTCCGGAGTCGGACTTGAGGCAATCACTGTTGTTAGCTGCTTCTCCTCTTTGTCATCTTCGTATCCAGCGCGATCCTCCTCCTCTTCTTCCTCTCCGAAGAGCGGCGCCTGTTCTTCGTCTTCGATCTCTTTGACGTCGATGTTGATTTTGCGAATGATGTCAGGCATCTGGCTCTTCCTTCCGTTCTGATAGTTGCTCGTCAGCACGCTCCTTCCGGCGCGCCCCAACTTCGTCCGCTTCGCTCTTCTCAATGAATGACAGCAGCGTACACCGGCAGTTGACGTCGCTTGACGCGGAACCGCTTACACCCGGCTGTTGTCCGATTTCGGCGCCGCTTCCAGACGTGAACACTTCAGCGTAGTCCACCACCTTCCCGTCCATCTCAAGGTGCTCGTCTCTCACAAGGTCGTCTCCAGCAGTTGCCCACATTTTGTAGACGGTGAAGCCCATCTCAGCGGCTTCCTCCATAGAAGCGAGCGATGCCGCATTTGTCAATCGAGTCGTCTCTGTCCGTGCGATCCTTAAAGCTCTTGAGCGACTGTACAGGCCAGCTGAATCTGCTTCGATGCTTTTTGCGATGGCTTGTGCTGGAAGCCCTTCAGCAAGCCCTTTTAGCACCAACGCTCTGACGCTTTTGGAAGTGGTGCCTTGAACTTCTGCGACCATTCGAGCAATCGAAGCGGCTCTCATTTCTTCTCTTCGGATCGGATCCCAAGATAAGCCGCGCACGCCCATCTGCTTTGCAGCGGTCGCGAAAGCGGCGCCAGTCACGCTTCTGGTGTAGCTCTTCGCGGCCGCGGTTAGCTTCGCGGACTCTTCCAGCTCATCCATCATTTCTTCGATGTCGCGCTCAGTGAGCGTCCGAACGACGGAACCGTCAAAGCCTTTGCGCGAGAGCTTCTCAAGACGACGCACATAACGCCTCTGTTGAGCTTTCAGAAATCGATACATGCGAGCACGGATGATGCGCTCAGCTGGACCGTGCAGCCGCTCGATATAAGAGCGCCAGATCGCAACGCGCTCTTCTCTCGTCTTCGGTTCCGGATAGTCCTCAGCAACAAAGTCCGGATCGAAATATTTGGAGAGCGCTTCGGACCGTTCTGAGCCCTGTTGAAAGTACCCTTCAGTGAGGGCGCGCAAAGCGTCTTGAGCTTCCTCCACGTCCTCCTCTTCGACCGCGGGCGCCTCCGGCTCTTCCGGCTCCTCCTCCAGCAAGTCCTGCGCATCAGGAATCTCCTCAAAGCCCTCAACCGTTGCGGCGTCTTGAAGAGATAGACCCATCTGCCACCAGCTATGAACACGGTGGACACGATCGTTCCGGGACTCTTGAAGCGCTTCGACCGCGGCGAAATCATGCTCAACCCTGACGTCCTCTGAGTTGGGGAACGCTTGCGCAAGTCGAGTGAGCTCTGCGTCTATCATCGCCGCTTTCGCAATCAGAGACGTCCAATACATCCTTGACTGCTCTTTGGCTGTTGCGTAGTTCGCGCTGGGAAGTCCAACCCTTGTAGGAGGAACGGAGAAGACAGCGAGAACCGATTCACGCGTCATCCGTCGTTGCTCAACAAACTCCAGATCTCTTGGGCTCCAAGCCAACTGCTGAAACGAAGCAGCGCCACCCAAGAACAGCACTCCAGACTTCCCGCCCAGCTGCTTCTCATACGCGCCTCGCATTCGAGAAATCTGCTCAGCGCTCCATCTGTCCCCTTCTTCACTGGGTGAAATGATTCCGGAAGGGCGCCCAATCTTAGCTGTTGACGCTGCGCTGTTCACCGCGGCTTGCTCGGTTCTTAAATCCGCGTCCAGAGGACGGATAGCGCCGGTGCCGTACAGCGAGCTTGGATCGTCCTCCCAAGAAGGAGAACGCAGGTGCAGCACCTCTTGGTAGTCATAAGAGGCTCGACCACCAGCACCGTTGTACTCATAGCTTCCCGGCTGGCCGTCTGTCCAGGGTATGACGCGCACTCGCTGAGGCGGAAGACGGAGCAAGGCTTGGGGCTCTGACTCTCCTGCTACAAGCGCATAGGCGTCTCCGGTCAACACGTAGTCAGTAACCAGCTGACGTCGAAACAGCGTTGGGGATACCCGCGAAGAGGGATTGGAAAGAAGCTCCAAAACTGGATGCGTGTCGAGAACCTCAGAAGCGTCTCCGGTTCCGCGTACCGCTCGAAGCGGAAGCCCGGAAAGATCCGCGGCGATTGCATCAACACATGCGTACACCCAAGGGAATGCCGCGAATGCGGACATTGAGGAGCTTTTTGGATATTGAGGCTCAGCCGGATCGTGGGCGGAATAGTCTGCGCCCGCTTCAAAATCGACCTCTCCAGACGGAAGCAGACCCACTGCGCGCATGACTCGCACAAAGAAAGTCGGACGCACGATCATCAAATCATCAGCCATGTCGCCACCGTATCAGGAAGGATTGGACTTGTCACGCGGCTGTTGAAGCGCGTGTATGCGCGGAAGCGCTGATGAAATAGTCTTCCCGCTGAATACCAAAAGCGCCGAAGGAGCGGGCGCGGTTCCGCTCTTCTCTTCTCCTTTCGTGAATCGAAGTCGACCGCGGATGAAGTATATGTCTTGCGCTCGCATAGCAAAGTCGTGCCACCAGGCGGTATCGGTCCGCGCGAAGACGAGAACCACCACGACGGTCTTTCCAAACATCTCAGCCTGTTGATGCGCTTTTGCTACAAACTTGCCAACGGCTCGACCATACGGAGGATTCAACCAAATCCGATCTCCTGGCCATTCCTCGACCGAAAGCGCGTCATCTTCCTCACTGAGGTATTTCTCGCAAATGGCGTTGTCAGGGCTCGCGGCCGCGTCCAGATCGAAATCATAGACCTCATTGAGGAACCGGATCAGCCAGCCCGGCGTCCTCCAAGCTTGATGTTTGCTCGAGTAAAGCGCGCCTTGTCGCCACGGGCTCTTCGCTTCGTTCTCATCATACATATTCGAATGGACAGTCATGTTCGCTCCTTCATCCGGCTACAATAGCACCTCTCTGTAGGAAGCGGCAAAGATAGCGCAGCGAGTCCATTGCATGATCGTCGACTTTGCGCGGAGCGTCTTTGGTCGCAGCAGAGACGCGGGCCTGCTTCGCCCAAACATATCCTTCGATTTCTCGAATCAGATTGCGGCAACGGTCGTGAACTATCAGATGAGGTATTCCCTCGACATCCGGCGCAAGTCTTTCCGCCACCGCGTTGATTCCGGCGCGGATCTCCTTGCGAGCCTTCACGGTTGGGAGGTCGTGCTCAGAAGCAAGAGAAAGCCTTGAACCGCGATCCTCCGGATCGGCAACGATCGTTATCGGGCGCCCTCTTTGCTCAAACATCAGCTTCATAGCGTCCGCGTGTCGCGCCAAGGTCCACTCGGATTGATAGTGCTCATCGATGATGTGAACAGTGTCATCTTTCGGATCGACCGCGGCAAGAAGACAGCAGAACGGATTCCGCGTTCCAAAGTCAATAGACGCGAACCGCTCCCAGTGATCCGGAACCTCGAAGGACTTAACAACGTGCTGGGCTCGACTCCACGCCGGATAGACGCGACCTTCAAGCTGGGTGAACTCTCCGCGCGCTCTCGCGGCTCTTTCGTGCGGGCCATAAGTCCTTAGAAGCGCTTCAAGCTCCTCTCGAGGAATGAACGGATTGTCTTCACCGAATATCCAGCGGCACAGGCTTCCCTCTTCGACTTCGTTCACAAATCGCTTCCATATCCAAGTCAAGCCTCGCAACGGAGTCATTGTAACCAAGCAGCGACCGCGCCGGTCAATCAGTCGCACTCGTCCTTCGTTGAAGACTGCTTCGTCTTCCGGATCTTCGTCAACCCACCAAAAGTCCCAAGCGTCAGCCTGGTACGCGCGGGCTCCCTGGTCAACCGTCTTGAAAAGGATGCTTCCTCCGTTGGGAAGAGTCACGCGCGCTTCTCCTCCTCCTCCTCGATTCCTCCAGACGGCTCCCGCGGGTAGCAGGTTGGCTATCTTTGGGCGTTGAACTCTCAAGCTCTCGTTGCTGGTCAGGCTTGTACAGCAGACGCGGCCAGGACGTT